TTGGATATTAAAAAAACACATTTATCCTGAAACTCATAGGTCTGACTTTGCTACTTGTTTTTTTCCACAAATGGCATTAGTAAACAACAATAAACTTTTTGATAATGAAAAAAATGAGATACCTTTTAACTTTAGAGAAAACACAGCTTATCATTTTGACGCAACAAAATTTGGTTTGTTTTTAAAAAATAAGTATTGTTTACCTAGAGGTGTTAAACATATTTCAGATGATATTAAAACGGTAGAATTGAATGATGATGGTGTACAATCTTTAAATAACAAGTATAAAGCAGATTTGTACTTTGATTGTACTGGTTTTAAATCATTACTATTAGGTAAATCTTTAAAAGAAGAATTTGAATCTTATTCAGATATGTTACCTAATAACTCAGCATGGGCAACTAGAGTGCCTTACAATAATAAAAAAGAAGATATAAATTGTTATACAAATTGCACAGCTATTGAAAACGGCTGGGTTTGGCAAATACCTTTATGGTCTCGTTGGGGTACAGGTTATGTTTATTCAGATAAATTTGTTGATGATGAAACTGCCTTACAAGAATTTAAAAATCATTTAGACAAAAAAGGCCAAGATTATAGTAACGCAGAGTTTAAGAAAATTAAAATGCGTGTTGGTATACATAAAAGATTATGGGTAAAAAATGTTGTAGGCATAGGTTTAGCGGCTGGGTTTATAGAACCATTAGAAAGTAATGGTTTATTTTCAGTACATGAATTTTTAATGCGTTTTATAAGAAATGCAAAAAGAGATATTACTACTCAATGGGACAGAGATAATTTCACTTTTCAATGTAAAAAATTATTTAAAGGTTTTGCTAATTTTGTTGCTATGCATTATGCATTTTCAAATAGAAATGATACTGAATATTGGAGAGCTAATGCAAGTAAAGAGTGGGATTCTGCTTTAGTTAATTTAACTCCTAGATTTGAAAACGGATTTATACATGCTGCTGATTTAAGAGATTGGGAAAGAAACTTTAGTAGTGGTGGTTTGCCTTGCATAGCATTTGGTATGGAATGGTATCCTTTGGATGCTCCTACCATAAAATACCTTGATGGTAATAATGATGAACAATTTAAACAAAGGTATCACGATTCGGTTGTTAGTTTAGATAATAGAAAAAATCAATGGAATTTAGTAGTGCAAGACAAAACAAGTTTTTATGATTACCATAAACAAAAATTTTATAGCGATAGAGATGATTAATGAATTTTAAAATAGAAAATTTTATAGGCACATTTGACAATGTTTTTAGTAATGAATATTGCCAGTCTATTATTGACCATTTTGAAAAATTAAACAATTTTCATAGAGTAAAAAAACGAGCTGATGTTACAGGACAACCAGCCATAGAACAACAAACGGATGTTTATCTTCCTCTTTTAGAAAATGATAGTTCTTTTATAAGTGCCAATGAGGTAATGTTACGAGAATTTAATATTAAATTACAAGAGTGTTACAAGTTATATGCAAAAAAATATCCTATAATAGATAAAATGGGAAGACATAGATTAAATTTAGATGTCAAAATACAAAAAACGGTGCCAGGTGAGGGTTATCATGTTTGGCATTGTGAACATAATGGTGTCGTTAATGGTAAAAGAATGTTTTTAGTAATATTATATTTAAATGAAGTTACAGGTGGTGAAACAGAATTTTTATACCAACATAAAAGAGTTGCACCTAAAACAGGTAGACTTATGATTTGTCCTTCAGGTTTTACACATACACATAGAGGTAATCCTCCTTTAGAGGGACATAAATATATTTTAAATGGATGGATAGAGTTTATAGAATGAAAAGAAAAATAGTATATTGGGCTCCTTCGTTTGTTCCACAAAAAAATCATCATTGGAACATGTTGTTTATTGAACCTCAAAAATTGTTAAATAAAGTAATCAAAGATGTATCAAATACAAGTGATGATAGATTGAAAGGTATGATAAGATGTCCTGCTTTTTCTAATTTAGGTAAAAACACTTTTTATATTGAAAATCCTATGACAACTGAATTTGATATAATTAATGGTGAAATTAAATATAGAGGAGATAATTTTTATCATTGCACAATATCAAAAGGTAAAAATACATTTAAATATGGATTATCTTATATATTTTTTTCTGAAGATGATTTAGAAATAATGATGACCGCTCCACACTTTTCTCAAACTAAACATACTAGTTATGCTAAATTAGTTCCTGGAAAATTTAATATATCTAAATGGTTTAGACCAGTAAATTTAGAAATGTTATTGTACGGAGATAAAAACTATTTTAAAATGTCTGAACATGAACACATGGCTTACTTTTATTTTTTAACAGATGATACGGTTGAATTAAAAAGATTTGAATTAAATGATACTTTAAGAAAAATATCAGAAACATGCTCCACCGTTAGTGATTGGTGGAAAAATGTACCTTTAATTAATAGATATGATAGATTTTTAAAAACTAAAACAAATAGACTTGTAATGAAAGAAATTAGAAAACAATTGGTAGATTAATTATGATAAACATACACGACAACACCGTACCTTTTCATGTCATGGAACATATTTTTGAGTTTATTATGAATTCAAATTTTCATGTTAAAGGTTGGAAAGACAGAGACCATATTAATAAACATGATATACATTCAAGATGGACAATTGATGATTTAAAAGCTGCAAAATTATATCCTTACCTAGAGGCAATACCATCTGGTAATTTTAGCAAATGGTATAAAACAACCGTAACTTTAACTCATGCCGGAGACCATTATTATACTCATGCTCATGGGGATAATGACAATGTTTTATTGTATTATGCAAATTTAGAGTGGCGTGATGAGTGGCACGGTGAAACTTTATTTTACGACCACAACAGAGTTTCAACAAATGCTTATCAATATACTCCAGGTAGAATATTAGAATTTGATGGCTCATTACCTCATTCAATTAGACCTCAATCTTTTATTGGTCCTCAATATAGATTTACGGTGTCAACTTTTTTTACTAAAAAATAAATGTTAGATATTAAAGAATTAACAATGGAACATCACAAAGACGCTGAAAGACAGGCGTTTGTAAAAATATTAATGTCTGGTAAAATAGATGAAAGATTATATGCAACTTATCTATATAATCAATTACAATGTTATTCTGTATTAGAAAAATATGGTTTGCATAATTCTTTGTTTAGAGATACGCCTGGTCTTTTAAGAGCTGAACATATACATTATGATTATAGAAATTTATGGACAGATATAGGCGCACCACCAGAAATAACTCAAAGTACAAAAGATTATATCGCACACATAGAATCAATACAGGATGAAGCTATGAAACTATATGCTCATATCTATGTTAGACATATGGGTGATTTATCAGGTGGTCAAATGATAATGAAAAAAACACCAGGTCCTAACAGATATTATAAATTTAAACATAAAGAAGTAGGCGACTATAAAAGAATTGTAAAAGAAACAATCAATACATATTTAAATGTGTATGAACATTCAGTAGTGCCCGAAGCAATATATTGTTTTGAAAGTGCTACAAAATTATTTAAAGAAATGAAGGAGCTCCATGATTTGGGAACGATTGATTAAGTGGCAAAATGAAACTATTGATGTATTAAATAAACACTTGGTTGAGTATAATGAACCAGGTATGGAAAGATTTAATAATAAAGAATTAGGTTGGGTAAACAGAACCTGGAATAACAGATATATTAGAAGAGCACATTTAGATGTTGTAGATGTTAGAGAAACAAAAGGTCTTTGGATGGCTCATCTATGTTTAATGCCAATGTTAACAAATGGTGGACCAATATATGGTTTTGACATCATTGCAGGTAAAAATAAAGTAACAGGTGCCTTTCACGATTTTAGTCCATTATTACAAAAAGACCACCCTTTAACAGAGTGGTTTAAAGAAGAAACTAGATGGTTTAAACCGAGTAAAGAGAGAGAGTTACCAGATTGGGCAAAAGCAATTTTTAGTGGTGGTATGATTGCAGCTGGTAATGTACAAGAAGAAAAAGAATTAAATCAGATATGTACTATGGCTGTGTCCAATCTGGAAAACTATATTGATAAAATTAGAACACATGAAGGAGAAGCTGAGATGGTAGATGTAATTAAAGCACAAAATTACTATTCTGAACATCAACAAAAGAATCCACATACTCCTAGAGTTATGCAATCACTTGGTTTACCAGATGAAGATATCAAGTTATTCTGTTCCGACAACTTGTTTCCATATGTATCAGAAAATCAACCCTTTCTGAAATAATTATTATAAATATACCAGAAAAGGAATAAAATATGGCTACTCCAGCAACAAGAGAAACATTAAAACAATATGCTTTAAGAGCATTAGGTAAGCCTGTAATTGAGATAAATGTTGATGATGACCAGTTAGAAGACAGACTGGATGAGGCCTTACAATATTTCGCACAATATCACTATGATGGTATTCAAAGAGCTTATTTAAAATATCAATATACACAAGCTGATAAAGATAGAATGACAGCAGATTCTAGTGAGTCTATCACAAAGAATAGTGTTACTACAACATGGAAAGAGGGTAATAACTTTTTAGTTGTACCTGAAAGTATTATATCTGTCATTAATATCTTTCCGTTTTCTAATAAATCAAACATGAATTTATTTGATGTGAGATATCAATTAAGATTAAATGACTTGTACGATTTTTCATCTACAAGTATTATAAACTACGATATAGTATTGAGGCATTTAGACTTTTTAGACCATATATTAGTTGGTGAAAAACCATTAAGATTTAATCAGCACGACAATAGACTTTACATTGATATGGATTGGAAAAATGATTTAGCAGTAGGTGAGTTTATTGTAATAGAGGCATATAGAAAATTAGACCCAGCGACAAATACAGATGTATTTAATGATATATTCTTAAAAAGATATGTAACAGCCTTATTTAAGAAACAATGGGGTGCTAACTTATCTAAATTTGATGGTGTAGCAATGATAGGTGGCGTTACTTTAAATGGCAGACAAATTTATTCAGAAGCATTACAAGACATAGACAAACTAGAAACTGAAATTAGAAGTACATTTGAATTAAACCCAGCTATGATAATGGGATAAAATGACATGGCAGTTAACCACTATTTTCAAGGCGGCAAAGGTATTGGAAACCAAGCCGAAAAAAGACTACATGAAGATTTAATTATTGAAGGCCTAAAAATCTATGGTCAAGATATCTATTATCTTCCTCGTACACTTGTTAATAGAGATTTAGTTTTAGGTGAAGATACATCTTCAAGATTTGATGATTCTTATTTACTTGAAATGTATTTTGAAACTACTGAAGGCTTTGCAGGCGAAAACG